TAGGCTGCAGTAGAATGCGCCCGTTCTCGTTGCGCACCGGCCCCGTACTCGACAGGTTTGGGTAGTTCAAGAGCGGTGGGTTGCCGACCGCACCCGTCCAGAAGGTCGCCTCCATTTGCGTGGGACCCTCATTGGCGAGTGACTTCAGGACCTTCGCCTGCGCGTCATCCCACCACGTGGAACCGCCGGGTGAGCAGTCCGCGCGAGCGTAGACGTCGAAGGCGCGCGCACCGCGAGTGTTGTGTGACCACGTGACCGCCTTCGACGCGATCTCCGGCGCACCGGAGATGCACGGCGACGCGGTGACGTTGACCTCGGCGCAGTCCTCATCGTACTGGACACCGCCGCCCCAGTGAGTAGGTCCCGGCACCCAGTTGACGACGGACGCGAGACCGTACTCACCGGGGAGAAAGAGATCAGGAAGTGAGATCGGTTCGTAGACCTCCATGATCCGACCTCACCTCCGTCACCGTCGCCAGATGATCCGTCAATCTGTTCACCGCGGCTTAGACGCCGCACGCGGTGAGGTCGGCGGCACCGGTCGTACCGTCCGGGCAGATGGCGATGGTGCCGAGTCGAGACTCGTGACCGATCTTGGCGATCAGCCAGCACTCCTCCATCCACTCCGCGGTGTGGTCGTTCGTGGCGTTCATCACCGAGTCGCGGATGACGCCCAGGTTGAGCTGGAGTCCACGACCCAGGGCGAACGTGCCGGCCGCCCACATCATGAACTGCACGGTCGTCGGCCAGATGACGAGCGGCGTAGAGCCACCCGGGAATCCCGCGGTTCCGACCTGCCAGTCCGTCACCCACTGAACACGGATGTTGAGCAGGTCGAACATGTTCATCAGCCGCGCGTCGTTGACCTCGAGCAGGTCGACGCCCGTGCGCTTCCGCAAGTCCGACCGCATCGCACCGCGCAGCCACCGCGGCAGCACGACCTCGAGGACAGCGTCCTCGCACATGCGGTACTTCTCACGGTAGTCGATCGCCGTGAGCTCGAGCGCGCCGAGAACGGGAGCAACGACACCGGAGCCGGCCGCACCGTAACCCGTGATCGGCGTCGACATCGTCGCGCCGAGGAGGGTGTTGATGCGGAGGGTGTTCATCCGGTGAGCGTGACCGGCGAAGAGCAACCGCGTGTGGTTCGCGATGAGCTCCGGGAACGAATCCTCCATGAGGTTTCCGACCGTGAGGCAGAAGCCATCACAGTGGAGTCGCTCCTCGTTGAAGCTCGGGCACGGAACGCGGTAGCACACCTTGGTGCCGGACTGCGCGGTGCCCGTGAGGGCCGCGATGTCCTGCGCCTCGTTCCAGCTCCAGTAGTTGCTGACGATGTCGCCGTACGACGCCGACGTGGGCCAGCGCATGCCGCCGCGGTTGATGCCTACGGTCGGCAGGTCGAGCATGCCGTCCTCGCAGACGATGTTGTAGAAGTCGTACGAGATCTCGCTCGGCGAGCACCAGCCACCGGCCGCGACGAGCGCGTCGACGTCGGCCGCGGCAGTGAGAACCTCGTTGATGTCCTCCGGCGACGCGAGCAGATCCAGCGTGTACTTGTGGTCCAACTGCATCGATGCGACGGGATACTGGATGGCGTCGATGCCGGACTTACCGATCGGTAGCGCGCGCGCCCGAAGGTGCATGGCGGCGACGAGCGCGTCCATGTCCTTCAGACGCGAACCCTGCTGGACGTTCGGGATCTCGGCCGATGCGACGAGCACCGACGGATCGCGACGGACCGCGCCCTTCAACTGCTGGTTCTGCCGCTGAATGTCGGAAAGCGTCGGGTTCAGCTTGCGACTCGCCTGCGGCATCGGACCACCCGCGAGGAGTGTGTCCACGGCACCGTTCGTCGGCGCGGTCGTCGTCGCGGCGACGGTGACCGGAGCGGGTGCGACCTCGGGAACCGGTTGCGGTTCGGGAGCGGGCTCAGGCTCCGGCTCCGTGGCGGCCGGCGGACGAACGCGGTCCCGGAGGGCCTGGGAGTCGGCCTCACGCTTCGCAGCGGCCTCAGCGCGAACACCCTTCTCAGAGCGAGTCGCGTCGATGATATCAGCGAGCTCAGTGGCTCGCGTGAGCCGGGCGTCGGGGTCGCCGTCGGATGAGTCGACCTGTGCGTCGAACTCCTTCGTGGCGTTCTCCTCAAGCTTGTCGAGGTCCGCATCGCTCAACGAGGTGAGGTCAGCGGGCAGCTCAACGCCCTCATCCTTCTTCTTGTCCACTTATAACCTCGATGTCGATCAGCCGGCCCGATGTCATTGTACAACACGCCTCCGCGGTCTCACGCTCCCGCGTTGGCCTGCGCGTTCTCCTGCGAGTCGCGCTGCTGTTCCTGCTGCGCGCGGCGACGATCGGCCGCCTGCTGGGCGGTCTCCACCGTCTCCACCGTGGGCACGGATCGCTTGTTGCATCCACATCCCATGACTTTACCGTCCCTTCACTCGGTTCCTCAGCTCGGCCATGCGCGACTCGGGATCGCGGCCGATACCCTTGGCGATGCGTGCGAGTGCCGCATCGACGCTCGTGCTTGTTCGCGTCAATCGTCGCGAGTCCTGCGTGACGATACCCGCCGCGACCAGACTAAGCTGGTTGCGGTTCGACACGAACGTCGCGGTTCGTGGTACGGGGAAACCCGGACGATTTACCGCGAGGAATGCGACGAGTCGCAGCTTTCCACCGATGCGACGCCAGTCACCCGACAGCGAGGCCGCGCGAAGTTCCGCGACGCGAGACTCGGGTGTACCCGGTCGAACTGCGCCCGCCACCCAGATGCCGTGATCATCCTCACCACTCGCGACGACCGCGACCACCGTTCCCGTGTTGTCGTAGTGCTCGGCGGCGCGACTAGCGGACATGCCGTGAACGGGTGCGTGTCCCGTACCCAGCGTGATGTGTCCGACGGAGACGCGACCTCCGTCCGCGGTGACGACCTCGCCGAGGCGGTAGTAGACGTGATCACCCTCACTGGGTGGGGTGACGCACGCATCACCGAACGCCGTGTGGCACGAGCCCCACGCGGCACCGTGACCGAAGACCCGGCCGTCGTCCGTGACCGTGAGTGGCGTGAGCTCGCTGAGCTTTGGATCCGCGAACCACTCGGCGGGCGGCTTCACGAGCTCATCGAACGATGACGCGAGAATCACACGCCCGCCGGTGAACGGCGGAGGTGTCAACCCAACGGCACGAAGATGCTGTGACATGTGCTCGTATGCGGCGTTCTGCTCCGACGCAGTGAGCGCGGTGGCGCGACCGTTGTTCAGCGCTCCGATGCCCGCGGTACACGCAGCCAGATTCGCGTGCCCGATCTGCCCCTCCACCGAGATCTCGTGGTGGAGAAAGCGAGTCGAGACGCCGCTCCGACCGACCATCGCACCGACGTGTGCAAACGCCGTGCGCGCCGTACGAACGTCCATGCGGTCAGTGAGTCGCGCCTCGTGTGCCGCGCCGTTCCACGGTCGCTCACTGAGCTCGGCGAAGTGTGAGGAGTCCGCGACGATCGCGGGCTGTCCGGCCTCGCCGAGTGAGATAGCTGCCTCAACGAACGCGGGTATCTCGACGAGCGTCGCGGCGCGAATGCGACCGGCGTGAAAGATCGTCAGCTCGGGAGCCGCGAACATCGCCATGAGCATCTCTTCGTCGGACTGCTCACCGTCACTCTCTGGGAAGATGAGCTCGACGTCCGCATCCTTGATGGAGTCTGGATCGACGCTCACACCCTTGAGAAATCCCTCACGCACGAGTCGGAGTGCCTCTTGACCCTCCGCGCCGTTGTCGTCGAAGACACCCTCACCCATGATGCGCAGTGGGTCGGCCGGGTCACGGTACACCTTGTTGATGCGACCGACGAGCACGGTCCGTGTGGTCGGTTCACCGCCGTGTGAGTCCTCGATGTTGCGACGCAACGGCATCACAACGGACATCGGGTCTTCCCACGTCACGGAATTCGGTGAGAACATTCGGCCGTCACCGGTCTCCGCGCCCTCCACCATGAGGACGCCCGACCACGCCGTTCCGACCGCCGGCAGGTTCGCCATCGCGGCCTGCGCGTACTCGTCACTACCCGTCACAGCCGGCCCAGCGGCAGCGAGCATAACCTCAGTCACTGTTCACCGTTCCTTCATCAGCCGGCCCGATGTCATTGTATACCGTCTCCGGTTTCTCAGGATCGCGGTACTTACCGAAGGGCCCGCTGTACTCTTCGAAGATACCGGTGAGTTGCTCTATGCGATGAATCGCTTCTTCTCTGGTGCTTACGGTGTCGGTCATCTCACCCCCACGGGTTTTCACCCTCATACATGGGTGGACGCGCAGCACGCGTCACGTCAAAGGCGTCTGGACTTACCTGCTCGATCTCGATCTCATGCAACGTCACCTCGCGCACGTCACCCTTGTGTGACTTAATCGTTATCGTGGACGTACTCGTACTCGTCACACGGTAGCGACCCATGCCCACGTACTCCTTCTCATCCGGGTGAACGGAGTGCTTGTCCACGCGAAGCGCACGTGACTTCTTCTTGACCTTCATGCGCGTGACGTCACCCGTGCCGAATGCGTGCGAGTACGGGCGCATGAAGTCATCGGCCACACCACGCGAAGACGTGAAGGAGGTCGGTCCGAGGTCAAAGACGTCGCCCTCTTGTGGCACCTGATGTGGACTCGTACTGTGCATACCACGGTAGAGTGTGGGCGCGTCCGGTGGGGCCGCCGCTACGGTTCGAACGAACGCGGCGTCAGCTCCCGTCGAGTGTGGATCACGAATCGCGGCGGCGATGCCGCTTGGCCCACTCGAACTTCTCGTCCAGATACCGATCGACGAAGCGATCTGCGCCTGCTCCGGGTCGGATGTATCGAGACGCTTCCCGTTGTTCAACCGTTGGGCGGCGCGAACCTCGACCGCGGACGCGTGCTCCGCGAGACCACCGCGCCCGTGCGTCGACTGGTCGTGCTGACCGGCGAGGTGAAACACGAACTCACCCGACGCGGTGATGGCGCCCAGCGGGTAGTCCGTGACGACACCGCCGAATGCGACGCGCACGACGTCAAACGTCGCGGGTCCCGTTTTCGTCATCAACTCATCGGTCATGAGCGTGCGCGGGTCCTCGGCGTACGCGAGCGTCACGTGCGGACGATACGGAACGTTCTGGTCCGGAATGCCAATCTCGAGATCGTCACACAGCTCGACGAGTGCGTTCTGCGCGTCCTCGAGGTCGACACCTCCCACGTCCGCCACGAGGCACGCGTCCGGCGTGTCGGGGTTCCACACGGAGTAGCCGAAGACGTCCCCGCGGACGACCGGCTGGACCGCGGCGAACGCCGCGACCTGCGCGTGTATCGTAGCGCGCATCTCGTCGTCATACTCATCGGCATCGCCGAGGTAGATGGCGGTGCAGTGAAGTTCCTCGAGCGGCTCCGTGTCCTCACCGTCGAGTACGAGCTCAGCGAGGTCGTCCGATGACGGTATGAACGCGATCATTGCACCCGTGTGAACCTCGGCCGCGGCGACGATGACATCGAGGTACGGCGTGCCACCACTGAGAAACGCGTACGCCTCGTCCTCTGTGAAACCTTCGGTCGGCTCATCAATGAACTCGATCGCTCCCGGCTCGGGCATCGTCGGAAAGAAGTCAGCGGTCATGATGTCGCCGGTCCTAGCACTCGTACTCGCATGATAGTGGTGTTGCCGCCACCGGGTTTCTTTGTGACGCTCAGGATCTGGTACGTCATGTGCGTCGGAAGTAGCGTCTCACGCTCACTGGGGTGTTGCGAGAAGTCCGCGACGTACGACATTGGTGTCCCAGCGGGCACCTCGTACTCAATGAGGAGCTGGCCGCTGAACGCGGAGCTACCGCCGACGGACGTCGAGTTGAAGCCACGGTTGACGTACGTGCGACCGACGTACGGAAGAAGCGTCTCGTAACTCGTAATGCTCGGGTCGTTGAGCTCGGCGAATGACGTACCACGGTGGAGCAGCATCGGCCGCGTGGACGGGCGCATACCGTTCTGCGTCTTGATGATGTTTGACTTGTACGACTTGAGTTCACCGCGACGGATCGCCTCGTTCCACGACGAGTATGAGCCGCCCGTGTAGACCTTCGTCGCCTCCTTCTCGCCCGTCTTCCAGCCGCCGTACTTGGCGTGAGACTCTGCGCGGTACGTCAGTGCCTCCGACGTGGAGACGACCTTGTACGTCTGCGTGTCGGGCGCGGGGAAGTCGGCGTACGCGGACATGGGTACGGGAACGTCCGTCGCCATGATGGGCGCGTCGATGCGGCGGTTAACGAAGAACTTACCCTGTGGCGTCTTGAGCCAGTTGACGATCTTCGCCTCGAAGATGTGAAGATCTGTCGCGCCCTTCTGCGTCGCGTAGCCCGCGTCGAGCATGCGCAGGATCTCAATCTCGTTGAGACCGAGATACTTACCCTTGTATTTCGCGGCGAAGTGTGACTTCACCTGCTGGATCGCGCCCCACAGCTGCTCGGGGCTCCAGTATGACTTCACACCCGACGTCAGACGAATGAACTCGAAGATCTCTTTCTGCTCCGCGTCATCCCACGGCGAGAGGTCAACGTTGCGAAGCTCACCGGGTGAGAGTCCGGGTTGGTTCGCGTACCCGGAAGACGACTTCGTGGAGTGCGTGATCGGTGAGGATCCGGGCGCCTTCTTCACGGGCGGCGTCGTCTTCTTAGCGGCGAACTTTTTCGCCGCGGTGATCTGCGGCTTCGTCGCGAATCCGTTCGCGGCCTTCCACTGCCCGTAAAGCTTCCAGTCAGCGTCGATCATCTTGTCGGACTTCCACGCGCCGCTGGCGAGTTGCTTCTGCTGAACGATTCCATCTTCCGTCCAGATGAGACGAAGTGGACTCCACGTGCCGCCACCCGTCGCGACGATCTCGCCCTCCACGTACTTCGACGCGTGTGCCGTGATCTCCGCCGGCGTGATGTTCTCACCAACGACCTTGCCCGGAATGTGAGTCGACACACCCGTGAGTGGAGTCTTTGAGACGGGTGGCGGCGTGACCTTCGCGGCCTTCTTAGCGGCCACCGCAGCCTTCTTCGCGGCCTTCTTCTGCGCCATCGTCTGCACGGGCGGTGACGGGGGCGGAGGAAGTGTGGGTGGTTCGACGAACGCCTTGAGAGGATCCGGAATCTCATTTGGCTTAAGTGGGTGTGCTGCGTACCAGTCGACGTCACCTAGGTCCTCTGGACCCGTCACTAAGAGTGCGTGTTGCCACTGTCCCTGAGGATTGAGCCACTCGATCTCCATGTCGCCGCCGTCCGCGGCGGTCTGAATCTTAAGACGATACATGGTGCCCGTGAAGTCGTCCCAGCGATATGCAACCATGTCACCCATGGGAACGTTACCCCACGCGAGACTCCAGATCTCGTCGGTCGTCAGCTTGTCGCCCACGTTCTTACCGGGTAACTTCGACTTCGTCTGATTGAGCAGGACGTCACCCGTGAGGTGCCACTCGTAGTGCTCAACCGGAATCTTCATCGCGCCGGTGGGAAGCCAGTCGCCCGTTGACGTCTTGATCTCAAACTTATACCGCCCACTCGTACCGAGACTCACTCGCCACTTCGCGCCCGTGAACGGATCCGTGGCCTCAGCCATGACATCACCCGGATTAAAGAGGTGCTTGCTGAGTCCGAGCTCAGCGGGCGAGACGACGTCACCCGGACCCTTCCCGTAGACCTTCGACGGGATCGTCGAGACGGGTGGCGCGTTCATGCCAATGGACGGCGTCTTCCACTCCAGCGCTTGCGCCCAGATGTCGTCGAGCTCTGACGCGGTGTTCATCCAGTTCTTACCCTGCGTGTGCTTCATCTGTATGACGTAGCCGCTAGGTGTCGCCGGTTTGTGAATAACGCGGTAGTCGTAGAGGCCGTTTGCGGACTTCGTGACGGCGATGACCTCATTTGGCTGCAGCGGATCGAACTCGAGTGTCAGCTTGATCTGGTCGATCGTAACACTCGTGCCCGGCGCGAGACCCGTCTGCAGTGGCACGACGGGCACAACCGGATCGGCCGTGTTGGCGGCGACGGCCTTCAGATCGTACTTGATGACTTGCGGAACATTCTTGACGACCTCCTGCGTCACCCACTCACCCGTGATCGCATCGAACTCCTCGATGTGAATCTCGTTGTCATCGGCCTTGAGAATGACGCGAAACTGCGCACCGAGCAACTCGTCGTACCACGTTGCACCGACCTCGTTCGGTGTCGTCACATTGTAGAACCAATCTGTGAACTCACCGGAGGTAACCTCGTCACCCTCGAACTTACCAGCGATCGTCGCGGGCTTCTTCGCCGCGGCCTTCACAGGCGCAGAGACCACGGCCTTCGCGGCCTTCTTCGTGAGTGACGACGGAATGGTCGAAACGGCCTTCTTGCCCGCGGCCGACTCGAGCCAGTCGACGAGCACCGACTCGTACGTCTTCGGCTTACCGGCGAAACCACCCACCTCATCGAGGATGCGCAAGAGCTGCAGGTGATTGAGACTCATCATGTCACCAAGTGACGCATCCGTGAACGGCGCGGCCTTCAGATCCTGAAGCAACTTCCAGATCTTTGAGCCGCCCCACGCCGGCGTAACCTTCTTACCGTTTCCGAGCTCCACCCACTTAGCGAGAATCGCTTGCTTCGTCGCGAGTGACACACCCGCGATGTCATCGACCATCGTCGCGACCGTAGGAGCAGCTACTGGGATGGCCGGTGCGGGTGGACCCGCGAACGTGGGAGGCGGTGTCGTCGCGGGTGCGGGTGGCGCCGGCGCCGGCGGCTTCGGATCCGGTGTGGACGCGAATTTCACACCCGTCTTCGCCTCACGCGCGGCGACGGCCTTCTGCCAGAACTCCTCGAAGTCCTGACGCAGGTGGTTCTTTCGCGCGACCGCGGTATCGAGAAAATCGGTGATCCACGTCTTCGACAGACCGAACTGCTTCGCACGCGCGGTCGCGTACGGTCGAAGCATCGCGCGGTAGTCGGAGTCACTGATGGCCATGAGCCGGTCGACGTACTCGCCCAGCGCACCCGTCGTCGGATCCTGAACGGCGATGCCGTCTCCGTTGACGAACGCCTTCCAGATCTTCGAGTACGTGAGCTTGTCACTACCCAGCGGTGTGACGGGTACGTAGTCCCACGTGAGCTTGTCCTTGCCGAAGAACTTGAACGCTTGTCCCTTGTCCGTCTCAAAGAGCGTTCCGTCGGCGAGACGAATCCACTGGCCGCTGTGCGTGTCGAAGTTGGAGATCATCCAGTCGAAGATCTGCTCACGCTGCATCACGAGAAGATCCGGGGCAGAGAGTGTGAGCGGATCGAATGACCCACCCGGAAACGCCGCCTTCGACGAGTCGAACATGTACTGGATGGAACCCCACTGCCCGTTCAACTTAATGCGATACACGCCCGGACGCGTGGACGTGGCCTTCGACTGGATCTTCGCGGTGCCCACGTCGATCTCGGTGAGGAATCGCTCTTGCGGCTTGAACAGCCACCTCTCACCCGTCGCTGGGTTTTCCCACACCTGTGCGCCGTGTGACCCGAGCGTCTTACCCGTGAACTGGATCTGCCCGGGCTCCGGCACGGACGCGACGGTCGGAAGCTTCACCGGCTTCGCCACCGCGGGCGCCATGTGATCGAGATCCTGGGCGATCTGCATCAGCGTAGGCTGCAGCTCTTTGACGATGTCACCGTTGTCCATCATCGCCTGAAGCTGGTCGAGCGTGAACCACTGGGCGTCACCGGTCGAGCCGGAGCCACTCACGTCCGGAACGAATGTGTGCTCCGCGTGTGCGCCGATCGACGTGTACTTCCACGCCGGAAACTTAGGGTGCGAGAAGACGTACTCACCGACGGGCAGCATCGCGTCCACGTACTCCGGCGTGGCACCCGTCTCTTCCCACAGCTCGCGTGCGGCCGCGTCGTACGCGGTCTCCTTCGCGTCGAGCCCACCACCCGGCAGCTGCCACTTATACTGCTGCGAGCCGATGTACTTCCCACCCCGCTGGATGAGTAGGAAGCGAGCCACACCGTCCTCTCCCACCGCGCGAATGAGGAGACCCGACGAGCCGTACTTGCCCCACGGCGCACCCGGCGCCATCGAGCCGTCACCCGACGCACCCGGGTCATCGAGGATCGTGAACTTAGGTTGTGACGGCGGTGAGAGGATCTGCGGCTCGTACGACGCGATCGGTGGCGTGACGGGTGGTGCCGGTTCCGGAATCGTCGGCGTGTCGGCCTGGTGATCGGTGTGAGTGATAACGTGAGTGACGGGCGACGGAATCTTGAGCCCACCCGTTGCCTTCTGCCCAGCGGGTGTCTGGAGCCACTCCGTGTACTTTCCGAGGAACGTGCCCTTCGCCGATCCCGTGTACTTGTGATCGACGACGGAAAGAACCTGAAAGTTGTCGATCCCGGCGAGCTGTCCCTCACCCACGGTGTCGCGAACGTCCGCGAGCACCTTGTGAATCTTCGCGCCGCCGAACGCGGGTGAGATCTTGTGTGCCATGAACGCCGCGAACAGTGCCTCACGCAGTGACTCGGCGATGCTCGCGATGTCGGCCTGCGGCGTGGGTATGACGCACTGACCCGACGCCTCCGTCGCCGCTGTGAGGGCCGCGTTGCAGCGAAACTCCGGTGCCTCGTCGACATCGAAGACCGTGGTGCACCGGCAGTTGATGATCTCGCTGGGCGCTCCCGTCGGATCGCCCGGGAACTGGAGGTGACTCAGGCCGACGAGAAATAACTCGCCGAGCTCCACCCGCTGGCCGTTCGCGAACCGGTGCGTCTCACGCGTTCGCCCGTCGCGCGTGGAGACCCACTCCTTCGTGACCGTGCCCTTATCATAGCCCATGAACTCCATCTGGGCCATCGACCCGGACTCGGACGCGGCGTGAACCTCGGTACGTGCGATCCGGCGTGCTCTCGTCTCCTCGAAGTTGGCCAGGTTGGCGATGCGATCCGCGATCTGCTCCACGGAGAGTCCCTCGTGGATGCCGTCGAGAAGCTCGTTGCGAATGTCCTCCCAGATCTCATCGCCCACACCGCTAAGTCGGTTCTGCACCGTCTTCATGTAAGTGACGGCGAACTCGTCGGCGAGTAACGGGACACCCGGCAACTCACCGTCCGGGAACGCGTCGCCGATTCCCATCGCCACCTGCACCGCTGAGCCCGTGTACACCTGGGCGACGTACGGCGTGATGACGCCGTCGACCTCCTCCTGCCACAGCTGCTCCGCAATCATCACGTCGGCCGGGCCGAGGCCCGCGGAGGATGCGGCGACGATCGCCGGTCGCAGGTTGTCCGCCACACCCCGGGCGACACTGCGAAGTGACCTCTCGACGACACCCTCGAACTCAGCGATCAAGACGTCCAGGTCATCCTCGGTGTACCCCTGGATCCGGGCCATAACAACCTACCCGTCCGCTACGGAGAGCGTGTAGCAGAGGGCTGGTTGTCCTCGGGTGCCGGCTGGTCCGGGGGCCCGGCGGCCGGTGTGGGCTGGTTTGACGGGTCTTCCGTCTCCACACCACCTGGGCCGGTTGTCGCACCGGCCACCGGGGGTCCCGGGAGCTCCAGCGCGTCGATCGCGGCCGGAGCGGACGTCGGGTCGGTTGCCATCTTGAGCAGGATCTGCTCACGCAGCTCCTTCGGGCTCGGCATGTCCGCGACGTCGAGACCCTTCTCACGCAGGTAAGCCTCGGTCGTGATGGCGAAGCGATCGTGCGCGGCCTCGGCCGACTCGGCACGGTTTGGCGGCACGTTGAGCTCGGAGGTGTCATACCAGCAGATGATGCGCGCACCGTCACTGTCGACGATCGACTCACCAGCGTTTCGCATCGCTGGGTGAAGCCAGCCGTCCGTCACGCCGTTGCAGATCAACTCCGCCTCGGGCGAGACGTGAACCTTAATGCCCTGCTCGTCGAGCGTCCACGCGTTCCAGTGACTCGTGTCACCCATGCCCGTGATGACTTCCTTGGGCACGTTCATCCCCGTCGCGAGCCGGTCGCGGTAGAGGTTGATGAGCTCCATCAGGCGCTCGTCGTACGAGTTCGCGAAGTCCATGTGCTTGAAGGACTCGATGAACTCCTTCGGCACCTTCATCGGAAGTGGGATCGCGGCGAGTGCGGAGCCCGGGTCGTTGATGACCTTGCCCGCGATATCGAGCCACTCCGCCGTGAACGGGTCGGCCTCCTTCTCGAATCCCGGCTTCGCGGGGAAGGTGACCTCCTGCGGGTAGAGCAGGATCCCGTTCGACGCCAGCCGCGACACGGACATCGCGATGACACGACGATCGAGCATGCGAAGCACGCGCATCGTGTTCAGGGCCGCCTTCGCGGGCGAGTCCGGACGGTAGTGCTTTCGCGCACTGGGTCGCCACTGCCGAAAGACGAACGACTCGTAGGGCAGCTGCTGCCAGACGCCCTCGTCGACCTCGACCTCCCAGAGGTCCACGGTCTTACTGCGACCGTCGACCGTCGCGCGGCCACTACCCACGCGGAGCTCGTCCTTAGACTTTACTGCCCAGTGGCGGTCGCCGTCGGCGTCATCGTGCGCGACGACGAAGCCCTCACCCGGCACACCGAGCTGAACGTCCATCTCCTTGAGGTAGTCGGACTGCCCGGCGGTGCCACCGAAGAAGTCACGCATGAGCTCGACGGCGGGTCCGTCCGTGACGAGCTCCGGTTCCTCACCGTCCGGCGTGATGCGCGCGACGGTGAGGCGAACTCGCGACATCGTCTGCGAGTGCCAGAGCATCGCGAATCGCAGTTCCTCGAGCGACTCGTAGAACTCCCACAGCTCGCGCTGCCACTCGAAGTCGACGAGACGCAACACACGGTTGGGCCGCAGAATGGCGGCGGATGAGACGACGGTGTTGGGAACGATCGAGGTATGACGAAGCGAGTCACTGCGACGTCGCCGAGTGAGCACGTCTGCCACGCCTGCCTCCTCTTAAGATCAGTCGTCGGGGTCGAGGTTGACCGCGATGATGCCCGTGACGGCTCGCGCGACGATCACGGCGACGATGGGTAGCGGGACGCTGACGAACCACGTGAACCCGTACACGACGAGTGCACCAATCCAGACGCTCATGCACCACGGACACGTCATGAGGTACGCGAGCGTTCGACCTAGTGGGCCCAGGTGAGGCCGCGCACCCGGTCGCCGTGCGATCCACTCCACATCCGGCTCGAGCCAGTTCAAGATCCGCTCTCGCGGCCACGCGACGGGTGGAAACGTGTCCTTGATCGCGAGTCGCGTGAGACTGAACGTGGTGAGGCAGATGAGGAGGTACGTCAACCAGACCGGCACGGCTCTAGTGTACCAAGGCCGGAGCGGCAAAAGATCTTGAGCGAACCCGGTGTACAGTGATGTGATTGTCTGGTACAGTAGTCTTAATCGCACAGAGGGCGGGCGTCCTGCGACGGGCGCCCCTCCGTCCTAGTGAACCTAACGAAGGAGTGGCATATGTGGATCATGACGTCCGAGGGCTTCGTCACGCCAGCCGACATCCCGGCCGCACTGAAGCGCCAGTTTCAGGATCTTGACTTCGTCGACTACGACATGCAGCTGCGGGCGCGGGACCGGAAGGTCCTCGTGAAGCTCCGGAAGCGAATGATCGCGAACGGCTGCTCCGTTTCGGCGATCAGCGACACCCGCGACCGCGACTACGAGTATCGAGTGTACGTCATTCGCGATGAGTTCGCGAACGTACTCGCCGACATGGTGCGAGCAATCGACTATGGGAAGTTCAAGCCGACGACCGAGCGTCGTGGTGGTGGCGGCAAGGACACGCACAACCTGTACATTAAGCTGTGGTACGCGATCGCCGAGCACTACGACTCGCCCATCCTGGAGCGATACATGCGTCGTCGGAGCTCGCGATGATCATCGGTGGCTCGATGATCTACACCGACTCGCTGTCGCGCGTTCGAATCGAGTGCGTCGTCATCAATCGAGTAACGATGTGGGCCGGTACCCAGCGGCGAGGAATCGCGTACAACGTGACGGCGAACGGCCGTCACTGGACGGCACGCCCGAAGACACTGAGGAGTGTAGATGCCTAGGTATGACGTCACAGTGAAGCTCACCGGAACCGACGCGAACGCGATGTTTCTCGTCGGTCGAGTCCGTGAGGCACTCCGCAAAGCGGGAGTTCCCGCGGAAGAGATCAAGAGATTCAGCGTGGAGGCGTTCGACAAGGGCTCGTATGACGAGCTTCTCCGGTTCCTCATGGAAATCGTCGACGTCGAGTAGGACACGCCGAGGCCCGACCAGTTCTTGGCCGGGCCTCTTTGTGCGTTATATGCGGTTGCGGCGCGGTGCTTACGGGGTCGGAGTGACCGGGTTGCCGTCCGCGTCCGCGTCACCGACGGCGGCGACGCCGGCCTGCACGGTCGCCTTCAGCGCGTCGAACGCCGCCTGGCCCGCGGGAGTGAACTCGCCCTGGGCCGCCTCCAGCGCCGCTACCTTCGCGGCGATGTCCTCGTTGAACTCGGTCACGGTGGCCTGCAGCGCGACAAGATCGGTCTCGACGGACAAGGTTCTCTCCTCCAGTGCCGTCACGCGAGCCTCGTCGCCCACGTGAATGTGGATGTGTAGATCTGTGGTGGTCACAGGACCTAGTCTACAAGGTGGGTATGCCCGCACGGCCGATCCCGCCGATGCGCGCGCGAGCCAACCCGCTAGGTATCACGATCTCCGCGACCGTCACGGTCTCGAAGAACGCGAGGAGTAGCGCCTCCGCGCGGTCGGGTGAGAAGCCCAGGCGCTTGATCTGGTCGGTCTTAGGCTCGATCTTGATCTTACCCTTGCTGTCGAGCACCACGTACTTAGATGAGCACAGCTCGTTGAGAACGTCATCCTCAACCTCGACGAGGTCCCACGCCTCCACACCCGGCCGAGACCGCTCACGCCCACCCCACCAGATCTCCGCACGCTTGTTGAGGTACTTGTCCTCGTACCCATCCGTGGGTCCCGCGCCGAAGTTCACAGCGACGACCTCGGCATCGTGTGATCGATGACCCGTCGGGTTGTGGCGTGAGGACGCCTCCTTGAGTGTGCCCGCGAGTCCCCAGCCGATGCCCGTGCTGTCGATCTTAACCTTCTGGATGCCCCACTCCCGCAGTGCGAGTGTAAGCTCACCCGCGGTGCGGATGGGGTCGGGGTCGATAAACTCCAGCTCCCGCCCCGCCCTGAGTCCGCGCCGCTCACGGATGACCGTGCGGTCACCACCGGCGCCGACGTCGATACCCGCTTCGACGGGCTGACCGGCCGGGAACTCCGTGAGCTGGCACGTTCGCGCCCAGTCGTAGCGGATCACCGCAAACGGGTCACCACCGGTGGGGAACTGACCCTCGACCTTCGACTGAAAAAGCGCCGACTCTTTACCCCACTTCTTGGCGCGCTCGTCCGCCCAGCGGGGGTGGATCAGCATGTCCTTCAGGAACTGGGACACGGGCTCACCCGTGAAGTTGGGTGAGTGTCTC